ATTGTTGGCGTCTTCCCAACGCAGGATCACGCCGTTCGATTCGGTGCCGCCAACCGCCGAAACAGTCACCTCGACCGTCTGGTCGGACAACCCGACCGGTGTGGTCACGAAATTGTCCGAACCGCCAGACGTCGCCAAATACGCCGTGTTGGACGTGATGCCCCATGTGCCGGTCTGCGCCGTCCAGCCCGTCCCCATCGTCGACGACGAATCAGCCCGATCGAAATCGTCCTCGAGTCGGCTCGCACCCAACACTGCGTCGATCGTGGTGCCGGCCACCTCAACAGCCAGGCCGTAATCCGACGACAAGCTCATGTCAGCGCAACGGACTTCTCGGCGACGATCCCCGGCAGATACCCGTTCCGGTTCTGCACCTCCCTGAGCAGCGCCACAACCTCGTCACCGCTGTAGATCCCCGGAGCGACGTTGATGCGGAGCGGCCCGCCGCCCATCCCGCCGCCGGCTGCGCCGTTGACGTTGACGCTGCCGCTGATGGCGTGATCGGTTAGCCCACCGAGGAACGATTCGACGTTGCGCCAGCCTTTACGCATCCCGACGCCAAGGCCGTCCATGATCGCCTCGCCCTCATCGACGAGCAGCACCCGGTCCTTCTCGATCGGGCCCTTGAGGTCGCCAACTAGACCGCCCAGCCCGCCCAGCCAGCCAGCCACCGACTCCCACGTCGACTTCATACCGTCCCAAAGTCCTTGGATGATGCCCTTACCGATGTCGTACAACAGCCGGGAAAGGTCCCCGATAATGTCGAGAACCTTGCCGCCGATGTCCAAGAACGGCGCAATAATCCAGTTCCACACGAACTCGATGCCGTCCCACAAGCCCTGCATGATGTCCTTGCCGACGTCAAGCAGCCACGACAGGGCATCGCCGATCGCCTCGAGCACCTTGTCTTTCAGCTCTGTGAAGAATCCGATGATCTCGGCGATCTTCTCGCCGACGTCCTGCGCCACACCAACGACCGTCTCGACGATCTCCAACAGAATCGGGATGATGTAATCGTTGATGAATCCCCACACATCTTGAAACGCCGGCACCACCGTGTCGGTGAAGAAATCCGCCAAGCTTTGAAAGATCGGGATGACGTTATCTCGGACGAACTCCCACACCACCGTCAACGCAGCCACGACGGCGTCGATGATCGGCGGCACGTTGTCCTTCAGCCAGTTGAACACGTCCTGCAAGATCGGCCACACCGTGTCCTTGAAGAACGACGCCACAGCGTCGACCGTCTCACGGAACCAATCCCATTCCTCGTAGGCGTACACGACGCCGGCGACCAAGGCGGCGATAGCGGCGGCGATAGCGAGAAACGGCCACGTCGCAGCAATCACACCGGCCGCCATCGAATACAACGCCGGCACCACCACCGCAGCGATCACCACGCCGATGCCGGTGAGCGCACCGATGAGTGCCGGGGTGTTGCGGCTGAACCAATCGGCCAGATCTTGCGACACCGACACGATCCCTTCGAACGCCGGGATCAGGACGTCCTCGCCGAAATCGGCGAGCGCCCCGAACGCCTGCCGCTTGAACGACTCGATCTTGTTCGACGTGGTGCCGCCCATCGTGTCGGCCACGTCCTGCGCCGCGCCCTCCACGTCACCCATCCCGTCGTCCAGCGCCGTCAACGACTCGAGGAAGTCGGGGATCTGCCCGGTGCCCAAATCCTCGAGCGGCGTGCCGAACAGCGCGATGGCGGCGTTGGACTGCTCCACCGGGTCTTCGATCGACAGCAACCCGCCGATCAGGTCATCCAAAGCACCGCGGGCCTCATCGCCGCCAGCCAGGAACGATTCGGCCATGTCGCCGGCGTTCAACCCGGCAGCCTCGAACGCCTCCACCGACGCCGACGACATGTCCGTCGCCCGGATCGAAAGCTCCTTCAAAGCGTCGCCGGTCTTGTCGATCCCGAACACGCCGCCCTCAGCCTGCGACGTGAGCAGCCCGAACGCCTCGTTCCCTGAGATGCCGAGCTGGTCGAAGAACCGGCCGTACTCATCCGAAGCCGCTGTGAGTTCGTCACGCAACGCCGGCGGCATCTCCTGAAACCCGGACGCCAGCAGATCAAACGCCTCCTGAGCGTCGGCCGCCAACCCCGACGTGATCAGGTTCTGCGCCGAAGCGATCGCACCCTCGACGTCGGTGTTGAACGTGTCGGCGAACGCCAGCGCTTGTTCGCTGATCCCTTCCAACGTGCCGGCGCCAAGGTTCTCGCCGAGCGACTGCTCGACCGCAGCGACCGCCGACCCGACCTGCTCGAGCGAATCGCCCCAGGCGTCACGATAAAGACCCCCGGCGATGTCGCCGAGCTCGGCGGCACGTTCCGGGGGAATACCCAACTGCGATTCGAGTGTGGCGTCCAAGTCCTCCATCGCCATAGCGTCGGAGAACCCCTTGATGGCGGCGGCGCCGGCGGCGGCAGCGCCGATCAGCACCGGCCCCTGCAACCGGCTCAGGCTGTCCTCGAAAGGCGCCGTGTCTCCAACGATCTTGACGACGAGAGAACCGCTCTTAGCCATCGTTTAGCGTCCTCTCTGCGCCTGGTGACGCTGCCGGATTCGTTCGTGAAGAACTTCGGAGATTACCGACACCTCCCCGAGCGTCAGGTCGGCCGTCTCGGTCCACGTGAACCCGAACTCGACCATCAGAGAAAGGCGAGCGGCTATCCGCTCGCGTCGGTAGGAGGGACGTCACCCGCCGCCGTCACGTCCAGCACCACGTCGGCTGTGTCTTCCCACGTCACCGACGGGTCCTCCCGACGCAGCACGACCAGCGCCATCGCCCGCAGCATCTTGCCCTTCGGGCGGCCCTTCGCTTTCTCAGGGTTCGTGAAATCTTGGAACTCGTCGATCGACATGCCGGTGCGTTCCTCGATCTCGTCGATCTCGCCGAGAGTCAAGTCGCCCAGGTCGAAATCGACCGTGTTGACCCGCCTAGCCGCCATCTAATCTCCAATCTCAAAGGGTGGTGAACATGCTTGCTGCACAGCCTCGAGCCATGCCTCTTGGATCTCGTCGAGGTGATCGTCGGCCGACTGCCGAATGTACGGCCGGGGCGGCGCCACCTCGAACGGGTTTACGGGGCGCCGCCCCCACTGCTTGTACGGCGTGTGTCCGGCACGGTGCGCGCCGCCGACACGCAGGATGACATCTCGTTTCGACGCCGACGGCCGCACCGCCGCACCGGCACCTTTACCGACCGCGGCCTGGTCCGGTTTCGGGCGCAGCCACTGGTAGATGAATTTCTCGCCGACCGACCTGTTGGCCTGCCCGAGCCGTTTCGGTAGCTCAGTGTCGACCGACTGGCGAACCGCCGCCATGAACTGGCGGAGGCTGTCGCGGTCGATCTCGACCTGACCGAACGGCATCCGGGCCTACTACCAGGTACCGTTCGTGACGGCGCCGGTGACCTGAAGCGAAGCCGAGAACTCGACCCGACCGCCGACACCGGTCGACACGTCGTAGGCCGACACGTACACCTCGGCGGACTGCTTGATCTGACCCGACACCGACCCGGCCGGCCCGTACGTGAACGTCGCAGAAGTGGACCCGGCCGACTGGGCAGCCTTCAACGCAGCCACAAACGTCCCCAGGGCGACGTCGAGCGGGCCGCTGATGCTGACCTGCCCGCCGTTCGCCAGACCAGGCACGAACGCCTTGTCGTCGTCGCCGAACGCCGTCACCTCTTGCATGTCGACCGGCTGCGGGAAAGACACGTTGTCGGCGTAGCCGGAAACGTTGACCGGAGTGCCGGCAACAGAGTCGATAAGGATGAAAGCATCCTTGCCTGCTTTGAACGCCATGGAGGCTTCCTTTCCTAAGTGTTGCTAAGGGTTAGCGTCGCGACGCGGCGACGAGACGGGTAACTGAACCAGTGCCGGTGACGTCGTCCACGACTCGCAAATACCGTGGAACGGTGCCCGTCACGGCGACCCGCTCGGAGGTCACGTCGGTGACCTGCGTGAACGTCGCCACCGTCGTTTCCTCGCCGGCAAACGCTCCAGACGTGGACCCCTCCACGATGATGTCGTCGGACGTCAACCCAGAGAAGGCGGTGACGTGAAGATGGAACACGGCGCCGTTGGCGGTGCCGCCGACCGGGCCAGTGTTGGCGGTGCCGTCGGTGTCGGTCGTGACGGTGGTGTTGTTCTCGAGGATGACGCCGTCGATGTCGGAGATGCCGGTGGTTTGCGCCTGCATCGACCAGTCCACCGTGCCCGACACTGACGCCATCGTCTCGAAATCCGTCTGATGAGATTCGATCAGCCAGGCAGCCCCGTCGGTGCCGAGCGGCATGTACGTGACAACAGTAGCGTTTGCAGCTTGCTGCAAACCTGCGATCGTGGCGAACTGGCTGCCAGCCGATCCGTCCGAGTCAAGAGGCCCATCTACCGAGAACGTCGACGACGCCAGCCCTGGCACGAACGCTTTGTCGGCGTCGGCGAGAGTAGTCACCTCGAGCATTTCGGCGGCGCCTGACGTCGACGCCGACCGGGCGTACGCTGCCGCAGCGAGCGACCCCACATAGACCCGGGCCTGCTTGGATGAACGAAACGCCATGCTCTACTCCCTACAGGACCACGTCGACGTCGAAATCGACCGCCAGGAACACGGTGTTCCCGCCGTCGATCGCGACCTCGAACGGCTGCCCGATCTGTGTCACTTCTGCATAGTGGACTTGTTCATCCCAGCGGCCTTCGTCCTCGACCGCTTCGATGATCGAATACGTGCCCGACTGCTCCATGTAGTCACGCATCCGCCGCTGCGCTTCTTCCGGTGGAGTGCGGCGAATGTAGACACGCAACCCGAGCGCAACCAGCCGATTCGGCGACCCGCCGAGCGTGAACCGCGGGTCGTACTGCCGGTTGAACACGTGCGCTGTCGGCGGGTTGATGTTGTCCGACAGATACGGCACGCCCTCCAACCCTGGGATCGTCGACACCGCCTGAGCGAGCCCGACGCAGGCGTCGTGAATGTCACTCATGGTCGTCGACCTGATCCCACCGGACGTAGTTCTCGAGCAACGCCCGAGCGACCGGGTCCATCGAAGGAGCGTTCAACGGCGTGCCCTCGCTGCTCAATTGGAAACTGCCGTACATCAGGTCAGGTGCTTTGAACACGTTCTTTGCTTGCATTACGCAGGCACGCTCTACGGCGATCGGCACCGCCGGCCATCCGAACTTGGCGGTTACCTGCACGTAAGGACGACCCGAAGACAGTTTCGACCAGCCGGTGATCGTCCCGTCGAGCAAAGCGATCGTCGTGAACGGCCGCACCGGCGACTCGGCGGCGGCGTTGACCGGTTCCACGATGAAATCCTGGTTGATCGTCAGGGTCGTTTCGTAGGTGCCGTCGTCGTCCATGTCGATCTTGACGGCTAGCCCGGTCGTCGTCGACACGTCGTCGACGTGGAGGCGGCGGCGTTCCTGCGGATAATACTGGCGAGCGACCGCTTCGGAGTCTTGCCAGAACCTGCGGCCCTTCCCGCAGTAGGCGTCGATCTGACGGGACGCCGCCTCGACGGCGTACTCGAGCAACGTGTCGTGATCGGTGACGCTGATCTGCAACGCTTCGGCGACTTTGATGACCGTCGTGTATCCGTTCGTGATAGCCACCGGCTAATCCTTTCGCCAGATCCACAACGACGCCGACTGGCCCACCTGTCCGAACCCGAACGCCTCGACCACCGCCCGCTGGATTGGCGGATGGTGCACATCGTCGCCGCACAAGACGCCGCCGTCAGCGATCAGCGGACGGAACGCTGCGATCTGATCCCGCACTTCCTCATAGGTGTGGAGAGCGTCGATGAACACCAGCGCGCACTCTCCGACGGTCGTGGTGTGATAGGTGCGCCAGTCCATCCGGTACGGACGCACGTTCCCGCCGGTCAGTTCCGCCACGTTCGATTCCCACGTAGCGAACACATCTCGCTCGGGGTCGGCGGCGAGTTCGGCGCTGATCTCCCCGACGGAGCCTTCCCACGTGTCCACGGCATGAACGACCCGAGGGTGCGCAGCGTTCGCCACCGCAACCGTCGAGCGGCCTTCCCACGACCCGACCTCGACGATCCGGCCGGGCACGTCGGCGACCGAGGCCGGAACCAATACTCGGGGCAACGCCCTTCGACGATCCAGCGAGGCCAAGAATCATCAACGTCGACCGGTGCGCATTTGCACCCGTCGACGTGGTAGCCCTCCCGCCAGTAGTAGTTGTCGTTGGCGATCGACCCGCGGATGCGCTGCTCGACCTCGGGGTGGCAGAACGAGTTGACTTTGCGGGCGGCGTCGTCGGCGGTGCCGAGCCACGTGAAATGCCAGCCACAGTCCTGCCAGCCGGGCAGCGGAGGCAACTGGTTGCGTAGGGTCCGCATGTGACCGAACGGCGCACCCCCGACCTTCTTCAACATCGTCGGCGTCGTGGCGACGGTGCCCCACCACGTCGACGGGTGCAGCCAATCCACCGCCCAACAGTGGAACCGCATCGGGAACGGAATGAACCGGCCGCCTGGGCGCACGTTGCGGACGTACAGGGCCCGGGGGATTTCGTCGACGTCTGACTGCATCACGACGTCGGTGTCGGCAACGCCGATCTCGGCGAGGCCGGTAGCGATGTGCTCACGCTGGCTCAGTTCCCGAGCCCACGGGTCGGGGTCGTCCTTCGCCGACGGCAGCCCGACCGCCCACACCGGCACGAGCTTGTCATGCCACGCAGAGAACCTGTCCCAGTTGTCCCGCAGATACGACGGCTTCGGTTCGTCCTGATGCGTCACGTCGGCCTCGACCGGAACAAACCAATCGACCACGTCGCCGAGCTCCGTCAACCGGCACTCGAGCATGTCGAGCTCGTTGTGGAACGGGAACGCATCCACGATCAGCGGGCGGGGCATCACGCACCGACCCGGGTGACACGGTGAGCGTCGATCAACGGCTGCCTCTCCGCCCACGTCCGCTGGTCGTCGCCGGCCGTGTCGACCGCCGCCATGTAAACCGGGTCGGCCTGGCGGGCGTCCTCGTCGCCGTCGTACCCCGGGTGATGGTGAACGATCCGGCAGTCGGCGGCCATCCCGAACACGCCCCTGGCTTTCGCCAGCTCGACGACCTCACGATCGACGAACCAGTGACCGTAAGCGGTCGGCATCGCCACACCAGGCCCGTCCAGCGACGACCCCTCGTCGTCGATGTACGCCCGCCGGATGAAGAAGTGATCGGCGTGGCTGCCGGACGCAACGGCCGGGTTCCGCACCCGACCCGGCTCCGAATCGTTCGTGCCGACCACGTCGTACCACCGCGACGCTTCCACGGCGGCGTCGAACCATCCGTCGGCGAACTCGACGTCGTCGCCGACGATCAGCACCCAACCCGCCGACGACGCCTCAACGCCTAGGTTGACTTTCTCGGCGAACCCGGTGCGGTCCTTCATCGTCGACACTGCCCGCCACGGCTCCGACCGAACCGGCGGCACCGCCGTCGTGTCGTGCACGACGATCAGGTTGGCTCGTGGTTCGTTCAGCGAGTCGCGCAGCCGGTCGAGGTTCTTGGGTCGCATCATCGGCACGATCACGTCGACCGATTCCATCGCCGGCCGCTCGACCAGCTCGGGCGGCTCGAGTGTCGCCAAGAACGGCATCCAATAGTCGTTCCATACCCGGTCGACCGAATACTGTTCGGCGAACTCTCGGCTGCGGCGCTGCCACCCGTCCGGGTCGGTCGCAAGCGACTCGTAAGCGTCCTCGAGCCGGTCGATGATGTCGGCGATGCTAGCCGTTTGGTAGTAGGCGGACTGCGTCGGGTTGAACTGCAACTGCCCGCCGATCGACCAGCCCGGCCCGATCAGCTCGGATTGCGCCGTGAAGTCCGAGGCGATCACCGGGGTGCCGCACGCCTGCGCCTCGATCAACGGCACGCAGAACCCCTCACCCCTTGACGGAGCGAGCAACACGTCCATCGCCGTGTAGGCGCACGCCAGCATGTCCGGCGGCAACCCCAGCCGATACCCGTACTGGTTGGAGAAGACTAAAGCGTGCTGCGGAACGCCGGCGTACGCTGCCAACTGCCGCAAATCGAGTCCGCCGGCGCCGCCGGCAGCGTCGGTGTGCACAAACAGGACGGCGTCGTGGTGCCGTTTCCAGAACTCGGCGAACGCCTGGAACGCCTCCCCGAACCCCTTGCGGTCCTGCGGGTCCTTGTTCATCGCCACCATCCCGACGACGAACGCATCCAACGGCAGGTCAAACAGGGTGCGAGAGTCGATGTCTCGACCGTCGACCCGGTACGAGTACGACGGCCGATAGGTGTCGGTGTCGACAGCGAGCGGCGCCAACGCAGCGTCCAAACCTGACCGGGTGAGCTGCTGCTGCCCGAACTCGCACATCGCCAGCGGCACCGCCCCGATGCCCTGCAACGCCTCGATCGTGTGCGGCGGCACCGGCCAATGATCCACCGGGCACCAACTGATCACGTTGAAATCTCGAAGGGTCCGCATCAGCACCGGACGCTTCATGCCCCAAATGTCGACGAGGAAGATGATCCACCCGGACTTCGGGTCGCCCTCGAACCAATGCTCGGCGTGACCGACCACGACGTCCGGCGAGTTGATCTCGTACCCGGACGGGTACAGGCGGACGTCGTGACCGTGCGGCGTCGTCCACGAACCGATACCGCCCTGATGCCCATACGTGGACGACACGGCCACCTCGTGGCCGGCCTGGGTGAGTTTGTCCGCCAGGTGGCGGCACTGCACCCCGTACCCGGTGGGGATCGTCGGGGCGTTGGCATGAATCAGGAATTTCACAGGGTCCTCCCGGCAGGGTGAGGATGGATACGGAACTGTCAGCCCGGCAGGGCCCGAGGGGCGGAGGCGGGCGGAAACCGCCCCTCGGGCTCCCCTGCCGGGGGAATGGTGGGGATTAGCTGACGCGGTTACGGATAGCAACGACACCGTTGGTGTCGATGTATCCGCCATCCACTCGCCACTTCCCCCGGAACCCGGTCTGATCGGTGTCGAAGTACCGCTCGGTGCTCGAGTCGATCATCACGTTCCCGACGGTGCGCATGTAGTACGTCGAGAAATCGCCGAACAGGCCGACGATGTTGTTCGACGCCAGGCTCGCGACGTTCGGGTCGGTGTACACCGGGAAACCGAGCAGACGATCCGGCTCACCGTTGATGAGCCCGTTCGTCCGCGACGCCTCCCACAGATACGCACCCTCGGTACCGCCGGCACCGTCACGCAGCTTGCGGACCTCGGCCACGGTGGCGTCCTTGAACAGCCACGCCGCACCCGACGACCGGTACTCGTCGTTGATGCCGTACACCGAGTCGATCACGAAGTCCTCGAAGCCGGTGAGGTTGGTCACCGTGCCGCCGGTAGCGACAGTCCCGAGGCTGGTGGACACCATGCCACCGGTGATGCCGGTTCCGAGCACAAGGCTCGTATCCACCAGGCGACCGATCGAACGGCCCAGATTCCTACCAAGGAATGCGCCGACGTCGAACACGGCGTCGGACAGCACCTCGTTCGACACAACCACGAGCTGCCCGAACTTGTAAGCGCCCAGGGTGAGCTTGTCAAAGGTTGGGTCGGTGCCCGCAAGCGCGGTGCCTTGACCGCTGACCTGGGTCGCGATGCTGTGCGCTGCGACCTTCGGGAAGTCGATGTTCTCGCCGCTGCCGGTTTCGATCATCGTGGCGCCGATACGGTAGGCGGCGATGCTGGCCTCGAGGTACTCGTAGAGGGTGCGGGACATGGTGGTCGGCACGGCCGAAGCCATCGACCCGGTGTCCCACGTGATCGCGTTGCGGATCTCCTCAGGCGAAGCGCCCTGACGCATCATCATTCGCTCACGGGCGGCGGCACGCACGTCGATCTCGAGGTCGGTGCGCTGATCGGCGGGCTGGTTCAGCCACGCACGGATTGTGTCTGCCTCGGCCTTGTCTCGCTGCTCCACGGCGGCGGTGCCGAACGTCCGAGCGTCGGACTCGCGCAGCGCAGCCGCTTCGGCTTCACGCTTCTCACGGGCGACGAGCTCGCGCACCTGGGCGTCGAGGTCGTTGATGGCGGCGTCCTGATGCTCGAGCTGCTCTCGCTGCTCGCCGGTGCGGACGTCGCCGGGCTTGATCGAGTCGAGCAGGTCGCGCTGCTGGGCGACGATGCGGGCACGCTCGTCGTTGAGAGCCTTGACCCTGTCTTCTGGATTCACTTGTCTACTCCTAGGGTTGGGTGGCCTGTGAGGGCGGCGAGCCGGCCTCGCATCTCTGCGAGCTCGACGTCGGTCCACACCTCAGAGCCTTCGTTGTCTTCTGTTTCGGTGAGCAGTCCCCGGAGCCGTTCCGCTGCGTCGAGGAGCCCGGCCAGGCCCTCCCGGTTCACAACAGACAGATCCTTGCCTGCGTCAGCGCGAAGGGCGGCCACCCGTTCAGCGCTGCTGATTGCGTCAGACACCGCGTCCACGGCGTCGACGATTTCGTCGTGCAACGTCCGCGCCTTGGCGGACGGTGCGTCGTTCTCGTTTGGGTCGACCACGACGTCTGCAAGTCCTTCGTCGACGGCTCGCTGACCGGTCAGCCACGTCTCGGCGTTCATCAGGTCGCGGAAATGGTCGACGTCTCGGCCGGACCGGCCGGCGTAGATACCGGCCAGGATCTCGTCCTGCTGCGCCAGCAGTTCGACCATGTCGGCATGGTCGCGAGTGTCGCCGACGGTGAGGCCCCAGGCGTTGTGGATCATCATCTGCGCCGCCGGCTGCATGATTCGCACATCTCCGGCCTGAGCGATAATGCTCGCGATCGAAGCGGCGATACCGTCAACTCGGGTCGTGACCTGCGCCGGATGCGACCGGAGGGCGTTGTAGATGGCGATGCCGTCGAACACGTCGCCGCCCGGCGAGTTGATCTCGACCCGCATCTTCGGCGCCGTGATCGCATCCAAATCAGCGACCAAGTCTTGGGCGTTGATGCCGAGCCACCAGATCTCGTCGTAGATCCTGACGACGGCCTCGTCGTCGTCGGCGTTGCGGATCAGATACCCGGCCTCGCGAGCTAGCGGCGTCTTACCGTCGGCGAGGTTGCGGAGCCGGCCGATCGTGTCAGCGTCAGCCGCCAAGGCGTCACGTTTCGCTGTCAACAGCGGCGGAATCGTCGCTCTCGGCGTCAGCTTCGTTCGCATCTGTCATGTCTCCCTGAGGTTCCGGTAACGGCGCCCAATCTTCAAGCTCACGAGCTTCGTCTGGCAGCATGAACCCCGACCCGATCGCCGTCGCATAGGACTGATAACGAGACGCCTGATCGGCCCTCAACAAGCCGTCCACGTTGAACTTCGCAAATCTAGGACGGGACAACAGCGCCGAAATGGTGTGCTCGAGCCGGATGATCCACGGCAAATACCCGACCTGCACCCGGCGCTTGTTCCGCTCCGCCAAATTGGCGTACGTCAGGCTGGACCCGTTCGTCGGAATGCCAAGATCAGACGGGTCGATGAGGAACAACTGGCCGGCGATCTCCGCCGCCGTGTACTGGCGAGTCGCTAGGAACTGCATCTGCTCGTGGTTGATTCCGGTCGGCTTGTACGTCGCGCCGGCCCACAACACACCAGGTGCGCCACGGTTCTTCCGGTTGCGTTTCTTACGCCACTGCCGGGCCAGATCGTCACGGGTTTGCGGCTCCATCGCCCCGGGGAACTCGATAACGCCGGGCATGTTGCCCTCGTTGGCGAAGAAGTCAGCGCCGAAATCCAGCGCCGACAAGCCCAGACCGATCGTCCTGCGGGCGTACTCAATCGGCGACAACCCCACATCGGTGCCGGGCCACATCCTGCCCTTGATGTGGATGATCTCCGCCGACGGGTCATACTCGCCGTTTACTCGGATGCGTTTCCGGCCGCCCTCACGATCCACCGACACCAGCTCAGGGTCAAGCGGATCGAGCTCCAAGATCGCACCCGACGGCGA